CCGTTGGGTACCTCTTAACGGAGATACTGCCGGTCTTTGTGCAAGAACAGATAGTGTTGCAGACCCATGGTTTTCACCAGGCGGTTTCAATCGTGGACAGATTAGAGGCGCAGTAAAACTTGCTTATAACCCAACACAAATACAAAGAGATGAGCTCTACAAGGCTAGAGTGAATCCTGTTGTATCTTTCCCTGGTCAGGGAACTGTGTTGTTCGGCGATAAGACTGCTCAATCTAAACCAAGTGCGTTTGATAGAATCAATGTTCGTAGATTGTTCATTGTTCTTGAGAAAACAGTTGCTACGGCTGCTAAATTCCAACTATTTGAATTCAATGATGAATTCTCTAGGGCGAACTTTAGAAATCTAGTAGAACCGTTTTTGAGAGATGTACAAGGTCGTAGAGGTCTTACAGACTTTTCGGTCGTTTGTGATGGTTCAAACAACACAGCGGATGTTATAGACAGAAACGAATTTAGGGCTGACATTTTTGTCAGGCCAAATCGGTCTATTAACTTCATTCAACTTAACTTTGTCGCAACTAGAACAGGCGTAGCCTTTTCTGAAGTTGCTGGCGCTTAATAGAGAGGAGAAAGAATAATGCCAAACATTAATGAATTTAAATCTCGACTACAAGGCGGCGGTGCAAGAGCAAATCAGTTTAAGGTAACTATGTCCTTTCCTGGTTATGCAGAAGTTGGTGGAGAAACATCTGACTTATCATATCTCTGTACTGCAACTTCAATTCCTGGTCAAACTCTAGGAACTGTTACTGTGCCGTTTAGAGGTCGTGTATTGAACCTAGTGGGCGATAGAACATTTAGTCCATGGTCAATAACTGTATTGAATGATACAAACTTCAAAATATATCGTGCATTTGAAAGATGGATGAATGCTATGAATAACATGACTGATAATGAAGGGTTAACAAATCCAATTAATTATCAGAAAGATGTTATAATAGACCATTTAGACAGAAACGGTGCAACTTTAAAAAGATATACTTTAAGAGGTGCATTTCCAACCGGTTTAGACGATATTGCATTGTCTGCTGGGGATAACGATACTGTCGAAACATTTAATGTTTCGTTGATATATCAATACTTTGAAACAGATACAACTACATAATTTTTAACAAGTTATAAGGACAATATAATATGGCGAATTTACTTGGATTCCAAATAACGAGAAACAATCCAGATTCAGGGAAGGCAGCAGAATCAAAACAAGCGTTTACTGTTGCTTCTCCTGATGATGGCACTACTACTATATCCGCTGGCGGTTACTTTGGCCAATACTTGGATATGGAAGTTAATGCCAAGAATGATTTTGACTTAATTAAACGATATCGTGAAGTTGCCCAACACCCAGAGTGTGATATGGCAGTTGAAGATATCATCAATGAGGTTATTGTTTCGGATGAAAGAGATACTTCGGTATCAGTATCACTAGATAAAATAGCAATATCAGACAATATTAAATTAAAGATTCGTGATGAATTTGAAGAAGTTATGCGTTTGCTTAACTTTGATGAAAAGGGTCACGATATTTTTAGGCGATGGTATGTGGATGGAAGAATTTACTTTCATAAAGTTATTGACCCAAAAAGTCCACGAAAAGGAATTACAGAATTAAGATATATCGACCCACGAAAGATTAAGAAAGTTCGTGAGGTTAGTAGTAAACGAGATACGAAAGGTAAGGGTATTGAGATGATTGAAACCACGGCAGAGTGGTTTGTTTATAATGAAAAAGGTATACAAAACGCAAACACAAATGCCGGTATTAAAATTGCTTCAGACTCAATTACTTATGTAACATCTGGTGTAGTTGACCAAACTAGAAATATGGTCATGGGACATCTACATAAGGCGATTAAACCAGTCAATCAATTAAGAATGATTGAAGATGCTATTGTTATTTATAGAATAGTAAGAGCGCCTGAACGAAGAATATTCTATGTTGATGTTGGTAATCTACCAAAAGTAAAAGCAGAAGCATATTTGCGTGATGTTATGGCAAGATATAGAAATAAACTTGTCTATGACGCCTCAACAGGTGAGATTCGAGATGACAGAAAACATATGTCAATGCTCGAAGATTTCTGGTTACCTCGTAGAGAAGGTGCAAAAGGCACCGAAGTTACTACACTTCCTGGTGGTCAAAATCTTGGTGAGATTTCAGATGTACAATATTTTCAAAAGAAATTATATCAAGCTTTGAATGTGCCAATCTCAAGAATGGAATCAGAAAATGGTTTCAACATGGGAAGAGCCGCAGAGATTACAAGGGATGAATTGAAATTTACTAAATTCGTTCAAAGATTAAGAAAGAGATTTGCTCAAGTCTTTAATGATGTACTAAAAACCCAACTTGTTCTAAAGGGTGTTATTACAATTGAAGATTGGTCTAAAATAAAAGAACACATACAATATACTTTCTTAAAAGATGGATATTTCGCAGAATTAAAAAATGCTGAAATTTTAAGAGAAAGATTAACTCTTGCAAATGAAGTTAGTCCGTATGTAGGTAAATATTATTCTGTTGAGTATGTAAGGAAAAATATTTTACAACAATCAGATGAAGATATGATTGAAATTGATAGTCAGATTGCTGATGAAATTAAAAATGGAATTATCGCATTACCAGAAAGTGTAGATGTGTATAGTGATTCCAATATATAAATATAGGAGATGAATGATTATGTCAAATGAAAATGTAGCAAGTATGGTTGATTCTTTAGCGGGTGGTGATAATGTTGCTGCTCAGGATGCATTTAAAAGTGCGTTGGTTGATAAAATTGGCCAAGCATTAGATAATAAAAGACAAACTGTGGCAAACGATTGGTTGAATGCCGGTGATGAATTTGAGTCGGTGCAAGACGCTTCTGGTTTGGATAGTGTTACTGTTGCTTCACCTGGTGTTATAGGTACTGAACCGGTTGAAATTGATGATGACACCTAGTAGAGGAAAAATAAATGAGCGACCTGTCGTTTAAGAAGTTTACAAAAAAATTAAATGAACGCAGGTATATTGGACCAGAAGGTACTGTGGAGTTTGAGAAATTATCTCCAAAGATGAGGGATGCTATAAATGATGTTTATTCTATGATTAACAAAGCGCCGGACCCTATTGTATCAAAGATTGAAGGTATTATTAGGACAGTATCAAAAAGACATGGTGTTAGTACTTATGATATTGAAGATTATTTTGACAACGAATTAATAAAATAAAGGAATAAAAAATGGCTATTGCAACAAGAACATTAAAAGATACAAAACTGGAAACTGGTAGTGGTGCTCAAGGTGGTAAAGTTACTGTTTTAGTAAACATGAATGACAATACTACTGCTGATTCTGTGGTATTAGATGCTAGCGCATTGTCAGGACACGCCAACGGTGCTATGTTAGATATCACCAGAATATGGTGGGGATTAGTACAAGGTACTGCTGACGATAATACAGGTTGGGCGTCTATTGAATTTGTGGGTGCATCAGCTGATACTTTGGCGATTGATTTAGCTGGCACAGGACACTATGATGGTACTGCTGGCAAAATTGAAAATAACGCAACGAATACTGGTGCAACTTCAGGAGATTTAAAGTTAAACGCTTATGGAGTTTCTGGGTTTGTAATGATTGAACTAAGAAAAGACGAAAGCTTTACTGCTTAATTTCTTATGGAAAATACGGAAGTTGTGAATACTGCTTCCAAGTACATTGTTAAGTCAACAGGTATTGGAAGTGAAACTAACCTTGGAAGATGGTTAGTTGATGCTGAAGAACTTACAGGCGGAACAGATGGTTCAAAAGTAAGTTTAATAGAGTGCTACCATTTGATAGAAGGCACAGGAACATTGACAATTAGTACAGGTAGTGAAGATTTAACTTTGACTGGTAAAGGTAAGTATGGATTACGACCTGGCCAGTTAAAATTTGGTAACGATAAACAATTTAAACTAACAACAGACGAAAGTGTAGATAGTTATTTGTTAGTAACAGAATTTAGGAGAAATTAATGGCTGATGCTGTAACAAGTCAAACTTTAGTAGATACATCTGGTACAAAAACTGTGATGAAGTTTACTAATATGAGTGATGGTTCGGGTGAAACACTTGTAACAAAGATGGATGCTAGTGCATTGACATTTATGACTGAAGATGCTACAAAGTCAATCGCAAAAATTTGGTGGGCAGTCAATACTACGAATGGTAAATCAGGAGTAGAATTGTTGTGGGCGGGTAGTGGTACAAGTTCCGCCAATTCAACAATAACATTTTTATCTGGTAGAGGTTTTCACGACTACTATACGGCAGGTAATGCTATTCCTAATAATGCAACATTGACAGCAAACACATCTCCTGCAGGAGACCTATTGATTTCAACAAAGGGGTTTGTCGCCGGTGATAACTATACAATAATAATTGAAGTAAGATAGATGAGTAAAAGAAAACCTAAAGACCATTCTCGCCAAATACTAGAGAGAATAGTTGGAACGAAGTCGAAGGCAACTTTGGCACTAGCGTTTAAAATGGCATTTGCTGAGAAGTATGGTGTCAGGAGAGAAGAAATTAAACAAGGTATAGTCGATAAAGTCTATAACAAAGAAAAGGTGGAGAAATGAAACTAATTACAGAAGTAGTTGAAGATGTCGAAATTTTAACAGAGTCCAACAATAAGGGCGGTAAAGATTACAAGATTAGAGGTGTCTTTATGCAGGCGGATATCAAGAACCGTAACGGTCGTATTTATCCAGTTGACACTTTAACAAATGAAGTTAAACGATATACAAGAGAATTTATCAATAAGAAAAGAGCTTTCGGTGAACTAGGGCATCCAGATGGACCCACAGTTAACCTTGAAAGAGTTTCGCATATGATAACCAGTCTTAAACCAGAAGGGAAAAACTTCATTGGTGAGGCGAAAATAATGGATACTCCTTACGGCAAAATCGTCAAAAATTTAATTGACGAAGGCGCACAGTTGGGTGTATCTTCAAGAGGTATGGGTTCGATTCAACAGTCGAACGGACGAGGTGTTGTTGGGAAAGATTTTTATCTCGCAACAGCTGCTGATATTGTCGCAGACCCATCGGCACCAGATG